GTACGCTCTTTGTGGTAGGGATGCTAGCTTTAGATGTATTCGCCAGTACGCATCATTTCGGCAAGCTCTATTGCCCGGTTGCCGGTCTGTCGGGCGAATTTGGAATCGAGCACCTCTGCGCCAGCAGACTCCCAATCCTCAGCCGAGATTGCCCACATCAATTTACGAAATTTCGAGAATGAAGGGCCGCCGACGCAGAAGTACAGGTCAATAATAGCATCTCTTCTTGCAGGGCATAGCGTTTCGAACCACTCATAGTGTCCCAGCTCCTGGACGCAGACATTGATGTCCCGGTTGAGCATCATCAGGGCTTCTTTCTCGGTGATGCCGTTGTCTGTAAGGTTTCGCCCTACACCGATGGTGGTCTTGCCTGCAGTGCATTGGTACGGTCTCAGGCGCAGCCCTTCGTGCTTTATTAGTAGATCAGTCAGTTTGCTCATCAGTCATCTGCCCCGCAAGCCAGGAGTGGTTTAATGACAGGATTCCCAGAATGGTGTACGGGCTGATCCCTGAAGCCAATTTGGACTCTATCCACCGGCACAACTGCTCATCAGCCTCAACCGCCATATCCTCCAGTTTATCCGCAGACAGAACAGGAAGATCAACGACATTGCTCATGGCGTAGCTGTCACCCTTGCGATCTCTCCCTTATCCTTGTGGTAAGTGATCGCCAGAGCGCCCCTCTGAGAGTGTTCAAAGCCCCTTGCTGCGTAGGCATCCCGACTTGCCAGCGTAGGATGACGCTCGATGACAGCCCCTCCAGACTCGATCACCTCGCGGGTATGCAGATGCCCTGTGGCTATGTAAAGGTAGTCTGCCTGCGCCATGCTGGACCTAAACTCGGGCTCCGAGAAAAACTTCCCGGACAGGTTCCTGATCTTCGTTAAGTGGCCGTGATGCCACCCTAAGAACACCTTGCCCCAAGTAAACTGATAATAGGGCATCTTGCAGTCATCAATGGTCACCCTGGGGTTCTTGTCGAACGCCATCTTCATGACTGCCTGTAGCCACACGGACCCCGCGAGATCGTGGTTACCCTCGCACATCACCACATGAACGCGCTTGTGTTTATGCAGGAGCATCTCAACGGCTCTGACGCAGGTCTTCACCGCAACCTCTACCAGCTCGTTGTATCGTCCACTAGCGTCCAGAGGATGCTTGCTCAATGGCGTTACGGATGAAAGCCCGTCAAAGTGGAGGAAGTCTCCCATCTGAACGAATACAGCCTGCTCGGAGTCAGGACAGCCATCCATCATGGTCTGAATCCCCCGGTACAGGGTATCCTCGGCGATCTTCAAGTCCCACTCTTCCCCGGTCTCCTGTCTACAAGAGTAAGCACCCACATGGTAGTCAGTAATCGTGTAGACGCTGCACAGGTCTTTTGTGACCCTCTTGGGAGCCTGCACTACCGGCCACGGCTTGATGCCTTCAGAGAGGCTGACAGACACCTCACGCATGATCTCGGCCATGCGCTCCTTATCCACCTCGGTCTTGACCCACTGAATCTTGGCGTTGCCATCAGCGTCCAGGAGAGTTGACTTGCCGCGCAGCCTGAATCCATCCGGGACTGATCCGGCATGAGTCTCGTAGCCCTTAGCCGCCGCATCAGCCCTGATCTTGGCAACGTGCTTCTGGACATTACGCATGGTAATGCCTAGCTCCTTCGATGTCTGAAGAGCGTTACACTCGTTCATGATGTAGCACTCAGCGACCGCTCTCTGTCTAGGAGTGGACGCATAAGCGAGTATGCCCGGTTCTATTAAAGACCGGGGATCATAGATAGGTTTGCTCATTGTTGGCAGACGGGTTCCCAGGAGATGATCGGAACCAGATCAAACAGGTTGTCAATTGTCTGATCTATATTCTTTGCAGTCTGGAGCGGGCAGAGAGCCTCTTCTACTTCCCTAGCCTTCTGACCAACCTCAGTCGGATTGACCGATCCGCACCCGGTCATAACCAGAATGAATATGATCATGGCTATTAGAGCTATCGCCCTCATGTCATCTTTGACCATCATTTGAATAATCCCTTTGTCCACTGGTATGCCCTTACTGGTGTCCACATGACCCACTGACCTATCGGATGCACGTTGCATACAGCCAGGGCTTCCCTGAATATCTTATCGGCCATTCGCTGATCTATCCCATACAGCCTCTGAGCTGCCTCAGTGCATAGGTAGTCGTGAACGATTGCTGCCTTTCTGTTTTTTGCGTTAGCCACTGGGACCAACCATCTGAATAATCTCGGAACACTTGCAAGGTCCGTGAAGAAACCTGCAGGGACAATGATCTCCTGTCCTATGGTTTCACTGTAATACTGAACACGGCTCAATAACCGCCAGCCCTTATTCACGGGCTCCATGATCACGCTTTCAGTAACGAAGTGGCTCAAAGTTTATCCCCGACAGAGAAGTAAGCGACCACGGCTATCCAGAACAGCCTCTCGGCAAAAGCAATCGCCGGGTGTATTTTGGACAACTTCTCGTCCATCGAGTTCACGCGCTCTTCAATCTTGGTCTGCCTGCTGAAGATTGTCGTGATCCGCTCTTCAACCCTTGCTAGAGAAATCACCGCTTCCTGCAGCGAATCAATCTTCTGCTCGACCCTCCGTAGTCTGTCCTCTGTCATCACTGAATCTCGCTAATTCTCTTCTGCTTCTTGCCTAATGCTTCACCAAACACGCGAGCATATTGCGTAGCATTGGTAGCAATCTTGAGAACCAGTTCATCTTTAGTCCCACCGCGATTAACCAGAATAGCATCCAAAAGCGGAGTTTCCGCTGTCTGGTCTTTCTGGTATGCGGTTGCTTCCAAAGCCTGCTGATCCCAAGACTTAATCTCGTCTTCGTTATATCCTTCCTTAATTGAAGAAATTTCCTGCTCAAAGTCTTGATTTATTCGCTTGGTGTCTTCAGCAATATCTTTCGCCGTGAGCGGTTTTTTTACAAATCCATCCTGATCAGTGTAGGTATAAACAACCTGCCTTCCCGCAGAGTTTGATTGAAACAAATCAGCAGGAACGCTATCCACACTCACTATCTTCGATGTTTGATCAGTAATGGAGCTATATAGATAGTTCTCGCCATTTGAGACCACTCTCAAATAATCAGGCAAACCAACGGAATCTGAATCAGGAAACGAAAGCTCAACGATGTTTGTTTGTTTGTTTACGATAATCTTCATTCTATGAGTAACTCCGTTGATGAAATTGCTACGCCCACTCTTGCACCACCATCTATGATCGCGTCATCAGCCACATTTGTAACATTTCCATTCACATCACAATAATAAACCGCAGCAGGAGTTAAACCAGTAAAGTTATCCTGAACATTAAATCTGACCCTGTAATCTACGGATGCGGCTGCGGAAGCACTTGTATCTGCGATCCCGACAAGAGAATCAAAGTTAGTGCCAGCCTGCTTTAACATAGATATGTTTCTTACTTGACCATTTACCCATGAAAAATATCCAAATTTCTTGTCGTAATATTGATCTCCCTGGTCTGTAAAGTTTCTCGGGTTCTGCGTTCCTGTTGTCTCGCTCCCTGCGAGAGACTGAGCGACATTCGATGAAGTCCAAGCACCTGTTGCTATGTCTTCCAATATAGTCAGACACATAGCGTTACTGCCGGCATCTTTCCCCAATACAATCATTTTTTCATCTCTGGGAGAATAAGATATATTGGTTGTCCCATCTACAAAATCTACTTGTTGACCAGTAATGCTAGTAATGTTTGCAACTGTCGTTACATCATAAAGAGATGACGTTGCGTTCCAGGTGACCATTGCCACTTTTAACTGGCCTTGTGTATAACCGATCATCCATCTATCACTATCAGTTGTTCTGCCAGCAGTACAATCATCTATATTTGTTTGTGTATCAATTACCTGCTTTGTGCTTCTAGTGTTCCCGGTTCTTGTTGTAACGTATTGCAACGTACAGCGATCACTGTTGTTGTCATCAACGTAAATCCAGACGATCCAATCATTAGTGGGGTCATAAAAAACACCACACATCTTACTGGTCATTTGATTCCTATCAGTTCCCCAAGAAATTTCACTCCCAAAAGAAACAACCCCAGCGCTAGTGACTTGAACCAGCCTAGAGTGCTCAGCAGAACCATCCTGATATTCTATTACGAATTGATCATAGGTATTTGTTGCGTCTTTTCCTATGTCATAAAAACCAAACGACTCGCCAGTGCTAGAGCTTATTCGCTGCACCGCGCCTATTGTCGGGCTAGTTGTTATTGAAGACACATCAATAGTTTGTAAATCAATATCTCCGTTCTCGTAAACGACAAGGCAAATTTCTGAAGTCTCCACATAACGGAGTTGAACATGGCGGTTAAGGGTTGACGTTCTAGTAAAAATAACGAATTCAGATCCTTTTTCCCAAACCCCAGATTCATTCTTTGTTATAAATCTACCTTCAACATAATAAGTAACGCCATCGTTATAAAGACCCACCTCTAAAAAAGCATCCAGAGTTTTTATATAAGCAATTGCGCTATCATTAAAACTATGCGCGCCTCCAGAAACAGTATCCTGCGTAGAATATACTTCAGGAGTTAAGTCTCCCTGATACAAGGCAAGATAATCAGAATACTGCGGGGTTTTAATCTGTACTTTTTCAATCTCGCCAGAAGAATTCATAGCGACAACATCGTTCGCAGTAATTGCTTCTGCGGCAGTTGCACTAAGAATTCCTGACACTGAATTTATCTGAGTCTGTATCGGGCTTGTCACTCCATCAACATATCCAAGCTCTGTTGATGTTAGCGTTGCAGGGATGCCGTCTAAGACATTCACTTCCGCTGCCGTAGCGGTAACATCGGTTACCTGGGACAGAGTTATGGAAGTGGCGATCGCAGCAGTATCCTGCCATGCGCTCCCGGTATACACCCGCATGGTAGTGCTGACACTATTGAAATACAGGGCTCCAGTTATTAGCGGATCGCCATCGTTGTCAGTTGTCGGATCAGATGACTTCTCACCCAGATACCTATCATCAAAATCATCATAGGTATTCGCCGCATCTGTTGCGCTAGCAGCTGCCGCTGTCGCGCTGTTAGCACTAGCAGTCGCTGATGTAGCACTGTTTGTCGCGCTAGTCGCTGATGCTGTCGCAGAGTTTGCCGCATTAGTCTCTGACGTTGCTGCCGCTGTGGCGCTGTTTGCGCTATTAGTGGCAGAAGTCGCACTGGCAGTTGCAGAAGTCGCTGCATTGGTCTCTGACGTTGCTGCGTTTGTTGCAGACGTTGCTGCTGCCGCCGCGCTCGCCGCCGCATCCGCTGAAGTACCCACCCACCAAGTCGGGCGATTGGCCGCATCCGTGGGATCGTTACCGGTATTCGATGCCTGCTGAGATGTGTAAAGCACACCGTCAGTT